ATTTTTTAACCCATTGCGTGAGTCGTTAACCATGCGTCTATACGGTGCCATCGAAAAGGTCGAGGCGCAAGCCGACGGGACGATCAAGGTCCACGGCATCGCCACCACCGAAGCAGTGGACGACCAGGGCGAAGTCGTCAAAGCCGACGCCATGCGCTCGGCGATCCCTGAATACATGCGCTTCCCGGCGATCCGCGAGATGCACCAGCTGCAGGCCGCCGGCACCGCGCTCGAAGCCGATGTCGGCGACGACAACATCACCCGCATCGTCGCGCATGTCGTCGATCCGGTCGCGGTCAGCAAGGTCAAGAACAACGTTTACAGGGGGTTCAGCATTGGCGGGCGCGTCACCAAGCGCGAGCCCGGCAATCCCAAGGTCATTACCGGCCTCGTCCTCAACGAGATCTCACTCGTCGATCGCCCGGCCAATCCCGAAGCCATTTACGATTGTTGGAAAGCGAGCATGGCAGGACCTCAAGCGGCAGGTTCTGCCGCAGCTCATGCGCCGGTGCAGATTTGGGCATGCGGCGTTCCCGAACATCAGCACCGCGCCAAGTCCGAGGCGATCAAATGCCTCGAAAAGCGAGCCGCGACCGGTGCACCGGATGTCGATGTGCTGGCCAAGGGCGAGCCGCCCGACCCCGCAGAGATCGAGACGCGCGCCACTGAAGGCGCCACGGCACTGCAGTCGGCAATGGACGCCGCACTGGCGGCGGTCGAAGCCGGCGAGGTGGCGATCGAAACCACCAGCGACGCGGTCGCCAAGCATGCCGCGGGCGGGGAACAGGGGACCGATGATATTGCTGGCGATACTACCACCAAAGGCGGCGATGCGCCGGGCGACGGCAGCAAACCTTACGGCGACGTGAAATATGCCGACCCCGGCTACCAGTCGGACGGCAAGAAAAGATACCCGATCGACAGCGAGCGCCACATCCGCGCCGCGTGGAATTACATCAACAAGCCCGGCAACGCCGGCAAATACAGCTCAGAGCATCTGAGCGCGATCAGGTCGCGCATCGTCGCGGCCTGGAAGGACGTCATCGACAGCGACGGCCCGCCGAGCGCCAGTGAGAAAGCCTCGCGCGCCGATATCGCAAAATCGCTATGGGACATCGGCGGCATCGCAATGATGGTCGCCAACCTGCGCGACCTGCAGGAAAGCCTGGAAATCGAAGCCGCGATTGAAGGCGACGACTCGATCGCACCGGCCAAGGCGGCCGATCTTTGCAGGCAGCTTTGTCAATTTCTTCGGGATCTCGTCGCCGAGGAAACTGCCGAAGTTCTCGACGGCAGTGAAATCGACGAGCCAGTCGGCCTCGCCAGCAAGGCATTAGAGGCGATCGCCGACGCAATACTGAAATCTATTCCCGATCCACAAACAGCGGAGCAGCTAGTGACTACTCTCCTGAAGGCGGGCGCTAGGCACAGCGCCCGCGACCAACATTTACTCGATCTCGCCGCATTGGCGATGAACAAGGCCATGAACATGGCATCGATCACCAAGGGTGACCGCATGCACCTGGCCGACGCCCACAAGGCGGTGCTCGATGCGGGCGCCACCAATCTCGGGGCCGACGGCCGCGAGATGCTGACCGACAGCAACCCCGAGCAGGGTGCCGGCTCAGCCACCCAGCACAGCACGACCGATACCGGCCACAATGCCAGCGGCAGCGCGCCGAACCCGACCGGGGCATCGCCGCCAACTCCGCAGTGGCCGGGCGACGCTCGCAAGACCAGCACCGCGATCGAGGTCCTCGAGACGTTGCTCGCCCTTCCGGGTGTCGAGGTCGAGAAGGCTGGCGCCGGCCACCGGCCGCTGATCGACATCGCCCATAAGGCGCTCGCCGCCTTCTCTGACGGTGCCACCTGCAAGACCGATGGCGTCAAGCCGTCGCGGCACAGCGGGGCGACGATGGCCGCGGTCGACACCGCACACTTCCACCTGACCAAGTGCGACGGCATGGCGATGGCCTGCAAGGCGACCAATGAGCAGCCCGGCGGCTCACCCGAGCCTGCGGGCGAGGCCGAGAGCCAGGGTTTGTCGACCACAGCAGGCGGCGAGGGTACCGATCTCGGCGACCCCGGCACCGACAAGGCCGCGGCCGAGGGCGATCTCGCCAAAACCGGCGAGCCCGCTGCGGCTGCTGCGCCGGCGACTGGCGAGCCGGTGACTGTCGAGGCGATGGCCAAGACAGTGCAGACGATGGCCGAGATGATGGCGACGATGACCAAGCAGTTCACCGATCTGCGCGGTCGCGTCGAGGACATCGCCCAAACCCCGCTGCCGCCGCGCGCCTTGCAGCGCGTCTCTGCCGGCAACGGGCTGACCAAAGGTCAGGACAACGCCGGCGGCCAGAGCGGGTCGGCCGACGTGACCGACGCCTTGGTGCAGATGTCGGATGACGAGGTCACCCAGACACTGATCAAGCGGTCCTTCCGCAAACCGCTGGTCGTGCACGGCTTCACGGACGGGCCCGGCCCGATGCGTGCAGCGCGCTGAATTTATTTAATTCACCGCATTCCCGATGGCCCGCCGCTGGCGGGTTTTTTATTGCCCCAATCGGAGTTTAAACGATGAACCCGATCACCCAAGAATCGCTGGAGCTGATGAAGGGTGCGCTCGCGCAGCCCGATGACAGTCTGGCGAAATCAATCTCGACGGCGACGGGCCTGCTCGCCTATGACCTGCAGGCACCGGCCAAAAACCTTTATCCGTTCGTCACCCCAATCCGCAATATGATGCCGCGGGTCGGTGGCGGCACGGGTGCTGCAACAAACTGGCGTCAGGTCAACGCCATCATTGGCTCCGGCTTTGACGCAATGGGCTGGGTCCCAGAGGGTCAGCGCAGTGGCCAGATGAGCTACAACACCTCGAACAAGTCTGCGACTTACGTCACGATCGGCGAAGAAGACGCGGCGACCTTTGAGGCGATCAGCGCCGGCCGCCAGTTCGAGGACATCCAAGCACGCATGACGTTCCGTCTGCTGCAAAAAATGATGCTCAAAGAGGAGATGGCAATCCTCGCCGGCAACGCCTCGATGACTCTTGGTGTCCCGGCAACCCCGACCCTCACGGCGCAGACCAACGCCAACAGCACGTTGCCGACCGGCACGTATTATGTGCGGGTCGTGGCTCTGACCCTCGAGGGCTTCCAGAATTCCTCGGTCTCTGCTGGTGTCGCGACCAGCAAGTCAGTGGTCGGCGCCGACGGCAAGTCCTTCATGCTGTCGGGCGGGTCGTCCAACATCTCGGCCGAAAGCGCCGGGCAGTTGGTAACGATCTCGACCAACGCGCTGGCGTGCACCGTCACCGCGATCCAGGGTGCGGTCGCCTATGCGTGGTACGTCTCGACGGCCAACACGACCGGCACCGAGACATTGCAGGCGATCACCACGATCAACAGCTATGTCCAGTCGACCCCGCTGCTGACCGGCACGCAGTCCTATACGGCGGTCAATGCCGACAATTCGGCCAACTCCAGCTACGCCTATGACGGGCTGCTGACCACCGCGCTGAAGAGCGGCAGCAACGCCTATGTCAACATCCTGGCGACCGGCACCGCCGGCACCGGCACGACGTTGACCGCCTCGGGCCGCGGCTCGGTCAGCGAGATCGACACGATGTTCCAGAAGATGTGGGACAACTTCGAGCTTTCGCCGACCGTGCTCTACGTCAACAGCCAAGAGCTGAAGAACATCACCACCAAGGTGCTGTCGACCAGTTCCGCCCCGCTGCTGCGCTACGACTCTCCCTCTGATGGGAGCACCGGCGAGTACCAGGTGACTGCCTCGGGTGTCGTTCAGTTCTATTACAACCCGTTTGCGATCAACGGCGGGCTGCGCATTCCGATCAAGATCCACCCGCGCGTGCCGCCGGGGACGATCATCGGCTGGGCCGAGAACCTGCCCATCCAATACCAGTCGAACGAGGTTCCCAATGTCGCGGAAGTCAAGACGCGGCAGGATTACTACCAGATCGACTGGCCGATCGTGACCCGTCAGCGCCAAGTCGGCGTCTATGCCGAACAGGTGCTCGCGGTCTATGCCCCGTTTGCGATGGGTGTGATCACCAACATCGCCAACGGCTGAGTTTTCCCCGCCGGGGCCGCGAAACCCTGGCGGGCCCGCCCTTGGCCACGACGCGGAGTGCCAAGGGCGGGTTTTATTTTCACGGCCTGCCTGCCGAGCCCGCGCTAACGGGCTGTCTAACACAACGTCCACACAAACCGGAGATACGCCGTGCCGCTGTTCCAGGCCACGGTCGAGTACCGCACCAGTTTCGCGCTCGAAGCGCCATCGTTTGATGAAGCGCGCCGCATGGCGCAGCGCATCGCGATCAACAACCTCGCGCAGAAAGCGGTGATCGACGTCAGCGTCGTCCCGCCAACCGGCACCGATTCCGAGCAAATTCATTGAGGCCAACGCGATGACCGATATCGTCCTCGTCAACCGCTGCACGGTTCTTACCGATGCCGCGATCAAGGCCTGCATCCCGGCCTTCCAAGCGCAGGTCCGCGAGGATTTTGCGCCGCACTGGCAGTTCACCGCGACGCTGCACTTCGCCGGCCTTAAAGACGCGGTGCCGAGCGGCATGTGGCCGCTTTACATCTTCGATCACACCGACGTCCCGGGCGCCGGCGGCTACCACGACGACGACACCGGCACGCCCGAGGGCAAGGTGTTTGCGGCGGACGCCATGCAATACGGCGATCAGTGGACCATCGACTTGACGCACGAGCTGCTCGAGATGCTCGCCGATGCCGACGCCGACACGATCCTGCCGCTGCCGGCACCCTACAGTGAGTATCACTGCCTGCAGGAAGTCTGCGACGCGGTCGAGGCCGACCGCAATGGCTATGCAAAACACCGCTGGCCGACGGTGCGGCTGACCGATTTCTGCTACCCGGCTTACTTCACCGGCGGGCCTGGCCCCTATGATGCAATGCGCCGCCTGAGAGGGCCGGCGCCGGCGTTGCTGTCCGGCGGCTATCTCGGGATCGAGCTGCCGGACGGGCAGTGGACGCAGATCGTCAAGCGGCGCGCCGATGGCATGCTGAGCCGCCGGGCGCAGCACAGCCACCGCATCAGACGGAGGCTCGCATGATCCTCGTCGTACCGATCGGCGCCGAGCAATACCCGATCTCACACGGCACCACGCAATACCGGCCCTTTCTCGCCGACCACACCGACAAGAGCACCTATCCAACCTGGCTCGTCGACATGCCGGCCGAGCACGCCCAGCACTTCATGCACAACGCAGGATTTTACCCGTGGAAGGAACAGTGATCTTTCAATCCGCCCACCCGCTCGTCGCGCTGCGGTACAAGGATGGCCCGCCGCGGTCAGTGTCCTGGGGCGGGATGAGCTTTGAGCCCGACGAGAAGGGCAACAACTGGCTCCCGGTCGAGGCGGTCCGCGAGCTGACCGAGTCGCACGGCATGGAGGGCGTGCCCGGGCTGCCGGTAGTCGAGGCACGCCGACCGGCGCCTGTCGTCAACCCAACAACGCTTGGTCTCTCGCCGCTGGCGCCGGAGATGGCACAGGGCGGCGCGATCCGTCCCACCGTGTTTCCGCCCGACGGCGAGCACCCCGATGGGGGGCCGCAGCCGGCGCTCGGACCGCCACCGCGCGAAGCCGAGGTTTTAGCATCCGCATCAAGGCCAGAGGCAGCCGACAAGCCCAGCAAAAAGTAACCGCCGAATTACCTGGACAGGCCCGTGCCGCTACACGGGCTCGCCCGGCTTCACCGGCCCCGGCAGCGTATCTTCGCTCCCGAGGTCCCCCCTTACTCGGTGGCCAGTAGCGGCTGGCGCCGGGTGCCGGTGGAGACTCATCACATGCAATATTTGCCGCAGCCCGTGCGGCCGACTTCCGAGCGGGCGCACCTTGTCATCGCATACAAGAACTTTGCCGCTCACAAGCACATCAGCCATATCGGCCTCGGGGTCACCGCGCTGACCAATGCGCGGATCTTGAACGCCGCCGGCTTTTGGACCGAGGTCTGGCCGATCCTCTCGGCCGCCGATCTGAATACTCGGCTGCAACAGAGCTTGGCCGCGACGAGCGCGCAGAACCAAGCGCCGGTCAGCCATGTCGTGATCAGCGCGCCGTGGATCCCGACCGCCGATCTGCTGCAGTTGTGCATGCAATGGCACGGGCTACAGTTCACCGTCGTCAGCCATTCCAACGTCGGCTTTCTGCAGGCCGACCCCAACGGCGTCACGCTATTGCGCGAGGCTGGCGACCTGCAGACCAGCACGATCAATTGCCATATCGGCGGCAATACGCAGAAGCTCGTCGAGTGGTGGGAAGCCGTGTACCGCACGCCGATGCGCTGGCTGCCGAATATGTACGACCTCAGCTCGGCGCTGACCGTGCCGCAGCGCTGGTCGCCGGGCAAGATCCTGCGGGTCGGCTCATTCGGTGCCACCAGGCCACTCAAGAACATCCTGACCGCTGGTGCGGCGGCACTCGAGATCGGCGCCCGGGTTCAAGCCGATGTCGAATTCAATGTGAGCTCGGGGCGCGCCGAGGGTGGCGGCGACACGATCACTAAGGCGTTGCTTGCGCTCTATGCGAACCTGCCGACCGCCAAGGTCGTGCAGTCGGGCTGGCAGTCCTGGCCGGCCTTCCGCCGGGTTGTGCGCAGCATGTCGCTGCTGATCCAGCCCAGCTATACCGAGTCGTTTTGCATGGTGGTCGCCGACGGTGTGGCCGAGGGTGTTCCTTCGGTCACCAGTGAGGCGATCGATTGGGTGCCACACGCCTGGCGGGCGGATTCGGACGACGCCGATGCCATCGCTACCACTGGCGTTCATCTGCTGCACGACCCCCAGGCAATCCCGACCGGACTGAAGGCGCTGAAGAAGCATAACGCCGCAGCGCTCGCCGCCTGGTCGACCATACTGACAACGCCCTCTCGCCCTGCTGGGTAATGGACTGCCCGCATTGCGGGGGGCCCATCGACGGCGGTCGACGAAAGCCGATCGAGCACGCCTACATTGACGACCGCTGGCACGCGATCGTCGTCGGCGACGAGATCCGCCGGCTTACGGCCTCGCAGTGGCGGCTGCTGCTGCTATTGCGCGAGCGCTTCCGGCGCTTTGTTCCACTGGAGTTTCTCGCGCAATGGTCGGCGGCAAACCCCGAGGACGGCGGTGACATCGTCACGCTCAGACTTATGGTCATGCGGGTGCGCGCAAAGCTCGCCGGTTCACCGTTGGGCATCGCGACCCTGCACGGCGTCGGCTACGGGCTTTTCCCGGTCGAGGAACTCAAGACTTCGGGTTATGGCAAGGGCCGCCGATTTACCACCGCCGTCGAGCCAGAAGTAAATTTGATCGGAGAGCGTCATGGCCGCTGGTGACCTGACGAGCCTTGCCAACCTCAAGGCGTGGCTCAACACGACGGGGACTTTCGGCTCGACCGATGATGCGATCCTGACCCGGCTGATCACCGCGGCGAGCGGGTTTCTGGCGCGCTATCTCGGCCGCGATGTCGTGCTCACCAATTACAACGAATTGCGCGACGCCTACGGCCCGCCCTCGAACAGCTTCGTCTTCGCCAATTACCCGGTCCAGCAGGTCTATGCCTGCGTGGTTGCCGGCGTCTCGATCCCGCCGATCCCGCAGACCAGCGGCAGCTTGACCACCAACGCGCCGACCGCGGCCGCCAACGCGACGCTGCATTTTGCCGGTCCGGTGCCGAGCTGGATCGTCCAAGGGCTGGCGATCACCGATCCGACGACGCTGAACGCGATCCAGGCGAACACGACGGTGCAATCGGCGACCTCGACCACCGTCGTCATGAGCCAGGGTGCGGGCAGCGCCGGTGTGCAGTCGGGCGATCTGATCGTGTTTGCGCCAACCCCAGGCTCGCTCGTCAACGCGTTGCCGACCACGTTTTATCCACCGGCCGGCTACACCTTCACGCCGACCAAGCTGGTGATCACCGGCTACCCGATCCCGCGCCTGCAGCAGTGCGTCAGCCTGCTCTATCAGGCGGGCTATGCGACGGTTCCTTACGAGGTCGAGCAGGCCTGCATCGAGCTGGTGGCCCTGCGCTACCGCATGGAACGCCAGCACCCGGGGGTCACCGCCGACCACATCGGCACCGCCGCCGGCGACGGGGTTACCTACAGCCAGAAGGATATGAACCCCTGGATGAAGCGGGACCTCGAGCAGTTCAAGTCGGTCGCACCAGTCTCACCAATGCCAAGGGGGTTTTGATGGACGCTCCGCTGCAGGAGCACGAGATCCGCGCCCTACCGCGCTGTGCCAACTGCCCGTTTGCCGAGACCGACACGGACGACGGCAAGCTCTATTGCCACGAAAGCGCGGTGAAGGCCCAGGCGGTCGTCGTCGTGCGGCCGCCGGTCGAGAAAAAGCCGGTCCTCACCGCGGCGGGCCATGGGATCCCGCCCAAGCCCGACGTTGTGGTACTCGGCGTCACCAGCTACTGGCCCGAGGTCCAGCCCGATTGGGCGTGCTGGCAGCACCCGCGCCGCCAAGCCGAACGGCGCCGGCTCGAGACCGGCCTATGATGCTGTTGCTCGAACTCTCGCGCGGCCGGCCGGATATCCCGGCTTCGCTGTGCAACCCGATCGAGGCCTGGCTTTACCAGTCGCACGACGTGATCGAAGCGGCGATCGGCGACGTCGCTTTTATCCAGGCCATCGAAGACAGCGCTCGGGTGATCGCTGAGTCGCTGAGAAGAGGCGGCCAGATCCTGATCGCCGGCAATGGCGGAAGTGCGGCCCAGGCCCAGCACTTCGCGGCCGAACTGGTCGGCCGGTGCGAGCGCGACCGGGGACCGCTGGCAGCCATCGCACTCGGCACCGATCCCGCAACGCTGACGGCACTGGCCAACGACTACGGTTATGAGCGGGTCTTTGAGCGCCAGCTTGCGGCACTGGCAAATCATGACACGGTGCTCGTGGCGATCTCGACCTCGGGAAACTCGGCCAACATCCTGCGCGCCGCCGAGGCGGCGTTCAAGCAACGCATCCCCGTGATCGCGATGACCGGACGCGGCGGTGGGCAACTGATCCAGCTCTCCAATCTGGCGATCGTGGCACCGATCGACGGCTTGATCACCCCGCTCATCCAGCAGCTCCACCTGATCGCCGCGCACGCGATCTGCGGCCTGGTCGAGTCGATCCTCTTTCCCCCCGGGGAGGCCTAAATGAGCTTTGCCGTCGAAATGCAGGGGCTCGAGCTCCTGCGCGCCCGCTTTGGTAGGATGCCCGGACAAGTCCGGCAGCGCCTGCGCCAGGTCGTGCGCGATATGAGCGAGCTGGTCGCCGAGACGGCGCGTGCCAACATGGCCCGGCTGTTCAAGGGGCCGGTCGCCGAGATCACCACCCAGGTCACCGACAGCGGCGACGTCATCACCGGCACGATCACCGCCGGCGGCACGCCCTTTGCGGCGATCCACGAATACGGCGGCACCGTTCACATCCCGGAGATCTTCCCGGTGCAGGCCCAGGCGCTGCATTGGGTCAGCAAGGGCGGCGCCGAGGTCTTCGCCCGGCATGCCGCGGCGCACGATGTGCGGATCCCCGAGCGCTCCTATCTGCGCAGCGCCCTCGATCAGCGTGAGGCCGACATCATCGCGGCGTTTCAGGGCATCGGCGGCGAAGTCGACCTCGCCGCGGCCGCCTGACGGAGGGGGACCCTATGCTGTTCGCTGAGTGGGAAGAGGCGCAACCCAGCCCGGTCGACATTGCCCGGGCGGTCCCGTTGCCCGGTGGCGGCATCGAATTGCGCCCGCTGCTGCTGCCGGCCCGCAAGGTGGCGCGGCGCGGCCGCATCGTCGGCTATGTCACAAATGCCCACGGCCAGGTATGCGCCATCTGCAAAGACGGCGACCGGCTTCTGGACGTGCCGCTCGTCGACCTGATCGTCGTCGAGGACACCAAGGACGCGAGCCGCTGATGGCGACGTGCCCTCCGACCCGCGAGCAGGTCTTCCAGGCCGTGTTCAATCTCGTCGACGGGTTGCCGGGCTTTGTGCTGACGACCCGCCGCTACACTCGCCCGTCCGCTGTCGAGGCGATCAACTGCCCGTGTCTGATGACCTGGGAGCAGCCCGAGAAGACCGAGGGCGGCGACATCGGCTTGAAGAAGCGCTGGTGGGAGGTCTGGCTCATCCTGGTCTACTACAACAACGACGCGTACACGCCCGGTGCCACGATCCTCAACCCGCTGATCGATGCGGTCGAGGCGGCGTTTGCCCCGGACAACCCGGTGCACCAGACGCAGACACTCGGCGGGCTGGTGCACGCGGTCTACATCGACGGCGCCACGGTCAAGGCGATCAGCGACATCGATATCGACCACGGCCAGGGCGGTGCGGTCATTCCGGTGCGGATACTCGTGCCGTGACAAGTGACCACTTTCGGCCATTGCATCGGATGACACCGGCCCGCTGCATGCGGTGCAACGTCACCGTCGCGGTATTGGGCGGCAGTTGAACGCCATAGCCGCGGCGGATTGCGGCGATGATGCCGGCGCGGCTCTGTCCGCGAGCGTCGACGGCCTGCAGTACCGCGACGATCATCTCGCGGGTCCGCGGCAGTGGTTGGTCCACTCTGCGAAGCGCGGCGAACAGCAATTCCCGCGCGGCGCGGGCATGCTGTTCGATCTGCTCGAAGCACTCAAGCAAGCGTGCGAGGTCGGCGCGCGTCATTTCGGGATCCTCAATCCGCTGATCGACGCCGTCGAGGCGGCGCCCGCACGACACAGCTCTTCGTACTTTGTCATCTCAAGGGGGTTCTCATGATCACACGCGATCTGCGCTTGCAGGATAGGCGCGGGGACTGATGCGGCTCAACCTTCCCGACGTCACCCTGGTGGCGATCGACCAGGGGCCGCTCGCCGAATTGCAGGAGCTGTCGGTGCGCGACTGCCTCGCCGTCGCGGATTTTGGCGGCATCATTCGCGACGTTGGCCCGCTCGGCAGCGTCGAGGCCTGGGACCGCGCCAGTTGGTACGACGTGCCGCCACTGGTGAAAACCAGTCATT